ATCCCGGACCGTGCTGGCTGGGTGAACCGGCTGTTCGTTCTGGCGGCGACGGCCGATGCGGCAAAGGAGCAGGACGTGTCCGATGCGGCTCGCGTTCTTATTGCCGCTCTGGTGGCGCCTAAGAGGGGGTAGCCATGCGTAATGTGCTTGTGGCGGTCGGCTTGCTGGCTGGCCTGCTGGGCGTCGGCGGCTCTTTCCTGCCGTCGCTGAAGCGGGTGGTTGTCGTCACGCCAGACGCCAATCCGTCCGGCGTGTTGGCTGGCGTAAGCAAGGCGGACGCCGCTTTGCTGCGGGAGTTCTACGCTGTGCTGGCGGACATAGTGGTGCGGGATGGCGTTGCAAAGGAGCCGGTCTGCAAGACGGTGTTCGACCTCCGGAACCGGCACAAGTATGCCCTGTCGATGGCGTTCACGGGCACCGGAATTGTCGGCCGGTACGAGGGGCTGGGCGAGCGGCTGGACCAGTACCTTCTGGCCGCTGTCGGCGGCAAGGACTTGCCGCTCACGCCGGACCTGCGTGAGGCCGCTGCAAAGGCGTTCAAGGCGATCTAGGGGGGCTGTATGCCGGAACTCTACGGCTCTCCAGAAGACATCGTTCGTGCCTACGAAGGCGGTCTGGTCGGCTCATACTGCGACCCGCGAGCGACTGAGCGGCTGCTGGCCAAGTTGCCGATGCCACTGTTTGGCAACACCCTTGCCGGAAGTGGCGAGGGGAAACTGGTTCTCGGGTACAAGGCGGTCGTGGCGTTTGAGCGGGCGTGCGGCCGCAAGCCATACGACGAGACGCAGACCACAGGCGACTGCGTGTCGATGACTGTTCGCGGAGCAGCCGATACTGCACGGGCGAACGACCCCGACTTGTCCAGCACAGAGGACTGGGTTGACAGGACGGCGACCGAGCCGCTGTACGGGGCTCGTGGGCATGGCGGAGAGGGGGCCAGTTGCTCTGAGATCGTGGGCTGGGCCCACACGACGGGCGGCTTGATGCTGCGGAAGGACTACCCGGAACTGAACCTCGACCTGTCCAAGTACAACGCCTCGATTGGCATCCGCTGGGGGTCGCGAGGCGTGCCGGCCGCCGTGACGAGCGAGGCCAAGAAGCACCAGATAGGCACCATCAGTCTGGTGACGACGTGGCAGCAGGCCCGCGACTGTATTGCCAACGGCTATGGGCTGGTGTGCTGCTCCAATGTCGGGTTCCGGCACGTTCGCGGCAGTCGGGGCGAGAGCGTCCCGCAAGGCACGTGGCACCACGCGATGCAATGGCATGCGGTGGACGCCACGTCAGCGGACACGACGTGGTTCTGCGTGCAGAACTCGTGGGGCTGGAACTGGATCAGCGGACCGCTCGTCCATGACCAGCCGGAGGGTTCGTTCTGGATCGACCACCGGGTTGCCCAGCGGATGATTTCGCAGGGCGGAACCTACGCCGTGTCGAACGTCAACGGGTTCCCAAAGCGGACGCTGAAGGACTGGGGAGCGAAGGAGATTCTGGGATGAAGATTTCCACTGTCACGGTGGCGGTGTGGCTGGCGTTTGCTCCGGCCGAGACGCCGGCCCCCCAGCCCGCACCCGTGAAATGCTGCGGCAAGTGCGGCGGGACAGGCATGGTGCCGACTGGCGACGGTATCACCCGTGTCTGGTGCGAGTGCCCGAAGACGTGCCCGTGTGCGGAGAAGCGACCGAAGCCGGCGAGTGCCCAGTGCAAGGATGGGAAGTGCAATGCCCGATGACCTCCGCACCTACGTGCTGCGGCACATGCCGCTGGGTGCCCGCATGATCGGCCGGGAGCGGCTCGACTTCTTGATCGACCACGCCGTGCAGTCGTGGCCAAGCGGGGAGTTGATGGCCAGCCGGCCCGGCACGACTCGTTCCCGCCGGGCGTTGGCCGGAGCCGAGCGAGACGTGCGACTGGCGTTTGAGAAACGCTACGGGTTTTTCTGGACTCTTGTGCTTTCGGCCTTAGTATCAGCGGTGGTCCAGCACGTTTTCAAGTGGTGGCTGGAGCGTCATTCGCACCGGGAGCAGATGGAGACTTGGCGGAAGGGAGCCGCAAGATGAGTCGCATGGACGTGTACGAATTGGCGTTGCGGATGTTTGAGCGGTACGGGTTTGGCCTTGCGCTGGCCACCTTCCTGCTGTGGTTCGTCCGCGTGGACATCGTGCTGCCGATGGTGGAGGCCCACCAGACGTTCCTCAAGGAGATGAGTCAGACGCAGCGAGACATTTCGCAGGCCGTGCAGGAGCAGACCCGCCTGCTCTATGCCCTCCAGCCGCGTGAGGGCAAGTGACATGGGCATGAACCCCCGCCTCCTACGTCCGAAGGCGAGCGGGTTTACCCCGCGCAACATCAGCGGCCTTGCCCTGTGGCTGGACGCCTCTGACTCGTCCACGCTGTTTCAGAACAGCGACGGGACAACGCCCGCCACCGCGACCAGCGATCCGGTGGGGTACTGGGGAAACAAGGTCGGCGCCGGCGCCTTCACTCAGTCAACTGCTTTCCGTCGGCCAGTCCGCAACTTGTCGTTTCAAAACAACAAGCCAGCCGTAGTTGGCGACGGGGTTGACGATTGGCTGAGTGCCGCAGCATCCAGCATCGGCCTTTCCTCTGTCACGGCGGCAACAGGCTTCTTTGTGTACCGCAGCACCGGCGGCGGGGTGGCGTGGGACTTCGGCACAGCATCGTCGGGAAATACGGCTGTCGCGGGGTTAGTTTATGATGACTTCTTCCGAAACTTCAGAACGCCAGGGTCGTTCACGGCTCCGAGCATTGGAGTGACTGCTGTAACGTCGCCAGCGTCGGGTGGCCGCTCATACAGGATCAACGGCGCTGCGATGCCCCTTACAGACAGCGGATTGTTTGCCACGCCGACAACTGCATACGTTGGCGGCGGCCCGACGTTTCCGTCCGGCTTCATTTCGTTTGGCGGGGGTGTCTGCGAGGCGCTGGTGTACGGCACGGTCTTGTCGGCGCCGGACATCGGCCGCATCGAACGCTACCTCGCCGCCAAATGGGGCATCACCCTCGCCCCGCAGGTCAGCAACGCCGACGCCCAAGATTGGGTAAATCGCGTCTACGCAAACGGCGGCACCGTCTCGTCCGCGACGGCAAATGCAGTCAACACGTTCTGCAACGACATCGACTCGGCGGGCATTCGCGACCGATTCTTCCGCCTGAACCTGTTCTGCGGCACCGGCTTGGCCGCGTGCCTTGTGCCGCTCTATCGCGGGACGAGCCTTGCGGGGACGCAGTACGGAAACGCTACCGACACCAACCAGAACTTCGTAAGCGGCGACTACAGCGAGTCGGGCGGGCTCGCGTCAAGCGCGGCAAGCACAAAAGCGCTTTCCACCGGCGTAATGCCAATGGAAAGCGGAAGCCCGCTGTTCAACTACGGTCACTACTTCGCGCATGTCATTGCCCTGCCGACAGCCCGGTCTTCTGTGATGGGCGTCCGAAAAGATCCCGCACCGAGTAATCGGCATGCGTTTCAGTTGGACAGCACAGGGCAGTTTTGGGGTGATTGGTGCCATGTAAACAGGTTCAACGGCTCTGCGTCAGGAGTTTCCGCTGGCAAGACCATCATCATGCAGGCAGCGCAAGTAGCAAATGCGACACAGGTCTACGCTAGCGGCTTGCTTACTCTGACTGGGGCCATTGGTACATTCACGGGTACAGCAAGTCAGGGGGCCGCCATATTTGCCGCTCGCGGCGACTTTGGCTCGGGGTTTATAACCTCCGATTTTTCAACGATGAGCATGGGTGCCTACTCCATTGGTCTTGATTTCACCGCAGCCCAAGCCTTGGCGTACCACACTGCTTACGCTGCACTGGCAACCGCCCTTGGCAGGACGATTGCATGACGCTCGCTGACCTCACGCTCCCGATTTCCTACGCCGACGCTCGCGGCTATGCGCTGGTGTTTACGGTGCAGTTGGCAGGCCGGCTAGGTGAACTGCACGCCCAGCACGGCTCAACGAACTGCGTCCCGGTCCCACGCCTCCTCACCGATGGACGGCTCATGCTGTCGGCCGACGTTCTCACGGAGGTCGCACCCGGCGGGCTGCTGCATGAGATGTGGGAACACGCCGACAAGGTCGCGATAGGGCAGGCCGTCGAAGTGCTGTCGTGGGCTGACGCGGTGGCCCTGCTGCCGCAAAACCCCGAGCCGTGACTGCTTCGCGGTAGGCTATCCAGATCGCCCTGAGCCGTCAGATTGCATGGATGCGACTGACGGAGGCGCAGAAGGCGTTGGCTGAGAAGGCTGCGGCCATCGTGCCGAAGGCTGTGGCGGCGTTTCGTTGCCGGTATCCCACGCTGCGCAAGCAGTTGATCAGCATCGACTCCACCAGCGTGGCGTACATGGCTGTCTGCCGGGCGGCGGTGACGTATGACCCCGAGAAAAGCCAGATCACGACGTACTTCTCGATGGCCATCCGCAACGCCCTGCTGAAGGAACTGGACCGGAACCGCCGGGCGAGGTATGACGCACCCAATCGGGTGCCGATGGAGATAGCGGAGGCGTTGGTGGCAGGCAAGCAGCACGCCCTGTCCACCCGCATACAGGCCAGCATCGCCCGCCTGCCGCCCGCCTATCGCCGCCTGCTGGACCTCCGGTTCTTTCGGGGGCTCAGCCTGCGGGAGATAGGCGAGCAGGCAGGGTGCGACCCGCGAACTATCCAGCGACGGATCGCCGCCGCTCTTTCCGCGCTGGAAATTCTTTTGCGTAGCGAGCCGCTTGTGCCTTGATGGCACGGGTGATGGAGTTGATGTTCCAAGCGTAGCCGTTGGGCCGCCGCCACTGGCGGGTGTGCATGACGAGACGCTCAAGGCTGGCCCCTGCCTGCCGAAGGGCGGCAATCTCGTCCACCTGCCGGCGTTCCTCTGGGCACGGCACGTAGTACGAGTCCTTGCCCTTGCCGCACTTGCGCCACCCGATGGGGGCGTGGCGGCCGTGAGGCTTGCCGGCCTTGCGTTTCTCCCGCAGGGAGTCCCGCGTCCGCTGGCGGATGAACGCCACCTCCAGTTCTGCGAAGGCCGTGAGGATGGTGAACACGCACCTGCCGATGGGGCTGCTGGTGTCGAGCCCGAGATCGAGGGAGTTGAACGACACGTCCTTGCTGGCGAGGAGTTGCATCGTCTGGGCGGCGTCGATGACGGAGCGGAAGGCCCGGTCGAGTTTGGCCCAGATGATCTTGTCGCCGGGCTGGACGAGAGCCCAGACCTTGCGGCCCTCGTCCCGCTCAAACATGGGCCGGGTGCCGCTGGTGGCTGAGTCGTAGAGCCAGCCGCCGTAGGTGTAGCCCTCCGGCGCAAGGGCCCGCTTGATGTACTCCTCGCACACGGAACGCTGGGCATCTTCGGTGATGGTCTGCCGGCCGGTTGAGGCCCGGCCGTAGGCGTAGACGGTAGGCATGGTGGGGACTCCTTACCAGAGGTAGAAGACGACGACGAGCCAGAAGCAGAGCCACCCGAATGGCCCCATGTAGACCGACTCTGAAGGGTCCATCGAGGTGCGGATCATCAAGGCGATGATGGCCGACCGCACGATCCAACTGACGAGCCCGGCTTCCAGCCCGAGCAGGAAGACCAGCCGGCGGCGGATCGTGGAGGGACCGTACTTGTAGTCCAAGAAATTCATGGCAGTTTTCCTTTCAGTATTAGCCCGGACCCGGAATGTGGATGCAACCCAGCACCCACTCTTGGATGCCGACGATGGCGTCTTTGCTGCACTTCCAACGCATCAACTTCTTGTTGACCAGTGTCATCATTCCCTCGCCTGCAAAGAACTGGCAGTGCTTGCAGCCGTAGTCTCCATCGACATTGTGGAAGGATCGAGACTCGCTGCTGTGCATGGCGATGTGAACGGTCAAACTGCGGCCGTCACGGCCGCCCGCTGGTGGCGTACACACGGTCAGTGAGTTGCCTTTTGGGCCGCCCCAGTGGTCCCCCCAGCCGTGCCACTTGGTCAACTGCACTTCGCAGGCCGGGCCGTCCTGTAGTGCCTTGCGCAGGCGTGTGGCAAACAGCAGGCAGCGTCGAGGGAACAGCGGGTACAAGCGGCCCCAGTTGTTTCCGTGTGCCTCGCCCTGTTTCCATGCCCTTGCATCCCAGCACCAAGCCTTTGGATCGCTAAGCCATATTGGCACCGGCTTGTCGAGGCGATTTGCCTGCCCGTCCTTGAGCAGGTACATCGCATACTCATGTTGCAGCAGACGAGAGCCATCGTGCGGAGTGAACGCCGGGACCAGCCGCTTCCACGCCGCAATGCGCTGACGTACTTCAGGCTTCTTGTTGCGGCTCTTTCCCAATCCCGGCACGACATACAGCGTGGCCCCGTCGGCGGCACGGTACACGTACGCGAGGACGAGACTCATGTCCATCCGCTTGGGCTTGTACCGGATCGAGACGCCGGGAGCGATACGTTTCTTTCCGTGTTGCATTCGCAGCCAATACGGCCATTCGCCGTCCCAAATGCGGACGCTGCCGTAGAGCGGTGCATACCGGTCGTCGCCGTAGAGCGGTGTTGAACCGCTCCGGGCCGTCTTCTTGGTCCACCGTAGCCCCTTCGCGTCCAACTGCTCGTAGGTGTAGACCCGCTTCCGCAATGTCTTTCTCCGTCGGGCCATCGTCATGCTCCTTCCTGTGAGAGTGGTACGACACGGGCCCACTTGGGGATGGCTTGGTGCCATGCCGATCCCTTCTTGCCCGTGTATGCCAAGACGACACGGGCATGCGGCTTCTTGGCGTGCCAGTGTGTCTCGGCGTCGGTGACTAGCACGATGGAGTCGGGGTGGTCGTCCTTCTCCACCTGCTCGATGGCGGTGGACATGTCCGTACCGCCGCCGCCATGCCAGTCGAACACGTTGGTCGTGGCCACCAACTTGTGCGATTGGACTTTGGTGTCGGCACAGTACACCTTCACCCGCCCCAGTTTCCGCAGCCCTTGAGCGATGACGGACAGGGCTTTCGCTTGGATGTCCTTCGTCATCATGGAGGCCGACGTGTCCACGATCACGACGGCGTGTGGCTGCACGGTGATGCGGCCGTGCAGGATGGGGGCATCGTCGCCGGGCGGCTGCTTGCGTGACCGGCGGCGGTGGGAGTAGTCCCTGCCGCCGACCGGCGATGCCACGCTGGAGCAGACAGCCGACCGCAACTGGGCGAACGGATCGGGCTCGGGTCGCAACTTGGCCTTGAGTGCCTGCTTGATGTTGCCGGGCACCTTGCCGGGAGTGCTGGCCTCGTACTGGGCGATGGCGTCTTCCGCTTGGGCGGCGGCCATGCCCTCGCCATAGGCTTCCCACGAGCCGTCGCTGGCTACCTCATACGGACGCGGGCACCCGTCCGCACACGAGCCGCCAGTGCCGGGAGCGCCGGGCTTCTGCGGTTCCTTGCCCTTCCCACCCGAAGGCGAGCCCGCTCCGTCCTCAGCCGGGCTCTCGCTGCCATCCGCCTCAGTACCGTCGTCGTCAGCATCTCCGCCACCATCTTCTGGCCCATCTCCCGCACCGCCGTCACTGTCTCCGCTGCCCTTGTCGCCCATGCCATCATCGGCGTCTCGCTGTTGGTCGTCTCCGTCTTTCTCATCGTCGTCTCCTTCGGGCTGGGGTTGGTTGTCGTCTTCATCGTTGTCCTTCAGCCTCTCCATGATGAGGCGGTAGTATTCCTGCATCGACTTGTTCTCAGGGAAGT